TTCAAAGTGGCAAATCAACTGGCACATCAAGTATCAGTTAGCAGGTGGTAAAGTATTTATTCTTAACTCCCCCCTCAAGGAGAGGGCGTTAGAAATTCTAGCCGTGAGCCGTGATTCTCGTTCCACGCGTCTCGTTTATAAGACGGACGACACTAGTAACACGGGCCTCTGGAGCTGCATCCTCCAGGCAGCGTCAGCGGAAGCCTGATCCTCGTTTCTCGTTCCACGCAGAACTGCGTTCTACGTGTCATAAGGTGAATGGGCCCATGCAGCGGGATCCAGAGGACGCTGGTGCAGCTCAGGAGAAGTTCCCGTTCCTCGTTCCATCAGTCATGTCAAGAAGAATTTTGGAAAAGCAGGAGCTGAGCCCCCAGCAGCGTGGATCAGGAAGCTCGTTCCTCGTTGAACTACACATGTCAAGCAAATCCTCGTTCTCGGTGACACGCAACCCCCGTGCAGCTCACCATCAGAGGACTGGTGCAGACCCCAGCAGGAGATGGTACAATGATCCCTGAGGCGTGGTGCTTTTTTATTTGTTTTCCTTTCTGTGCCCACGCCTCGTTACCCATGCCACACGCACCTTCGGTGCTTTGAAGATAGAGGTGCACCTGCAGCTCAGGACGCTGGTGAAAATTTTTCTGAAAAGTTCTCTTGACATCGATAGATATTTATCTTATATACATGGGAGCGGTGTTACCATGACAACAAAGTGCGTATAGGTAATAGGTAAAGCTAAACTTACGGTTCGCACCACCGCTACTACATAAACAAAGTTTTGCAGCCTTTATCCACTTATGTGGGGGAAAGCTAGACCAAATAACTCTAGCCGCTGCAAAGCCAACAAAGGAGAACAAATGAGTAATAGCATATTAGTAGAGGTGGCCTTCTTGGCCACCGTGATCACAATCTTATCTATAACAGGAGTGTTGATATGGTAACGCCTGAGAAGAAAGAATGGACAGAACAGAGTAGCATCAAAGAATGCCTTCGCGCGTACGAAGCCCAGGAGATAGGACTTATCTCAGACATAGCGAACCATGGCTGCCAGGCAGGCGTGGCTGGAGTCATCTACTACGATGAAACCACGAAGTTCCACGCACGTCATGAGGAAGAGATCTGGGACCTGCTGCATCAGCATGCTACGGACCACGGCCTGAAGAAGGGTGAGTACATCAAATGGATTTCCAATGACCCTGGATCCCTGAAGCAGCTGTTGAACGATCTCGTCTGGTGGGCAATTGAAGTTCGCGCTCAAGAACTAATGGATGAAAAGGAGGCTGCATGACTGCCGTCATAGCATGTGGTTGGGCTCTGGGGACGATCCTGATGTCACTGCGGATGCCCGCGTTTCTCGCTCTGTCGTTACTGGTGGTGTTAACCATATGGTAGGAGCTCGCGCAGCGTACCAGGACACACGGATCTGCGTCCTCGCACAAAGAAGCTGGGTGGCAGGGAGAAGTTCAAACAGCAGGAGCTGGTGCTGGCGTCAGGTACACAAACTTCGTGTCGGAAAAGTTTTCAGAATTTTGTGCTTGACAATACAGATGAAGCTCTTATATACATGGGATAAACTTAAACTTAACAAAGGAGAAAATAAAATGGGATTTGATCTATATAGTCTCGGTAATCATAAAAGTAGTAAGGGCGAATACTTTAGAAACAATGTATGGTGGTGGAGAAGATTAGCTGACTTCGTTTGCGAACATACGGGTTGCGTTGAGGAAAAAGACAAAGGCGAATGGCAAATGAATAGTGGACACAGGGTGTCAGGCGACTTGGCTAAACAAATCGCTAACCAACTGCGTACATTGATAAAGAACGGCACGGTTGAAAAAGCTATCAAAGAGGTAGAAGAAGAAACCAAGAAAGCCGAGATCAACAACAATCAAGTTGATAAACTTCATCAGATGTTGCGTTCAAAGGTGGAACAAGAGGTCGGAAATAAAAACCTAGCACCTGCCGACTATCCCGAAGAAGATCACAAAACTTGGGAATGGATACAAAAGAAATATAATTACGGTAGTAGTTATCCTTTCACAAAAGAAAATGTTGAGGAGTTTATAGAGTTCTGCGAGGAGAGTAATGGATTTACCATTTGTTAAGTTCTGCGTACTTTGTTGGGGTGCGTATTATCTCTATAGTCGGCACGGTTTCCCCGTGCCGTCTCGCGTCTCGGTACTGCGTTGGGTTGTTATAACAAAGAATAAAACCAAGCACCTGACGGCACAAGTTCCTGACAAGTTCAAAAAAATTTTAAAAAATAGCTATGAGCCCTAGTACCTAAAAGGGTTGAAATCGCAATCTATGGGCTTGTATGGAAGAAATTTTTTTTAAGATTTGTTAAAAAATGGCTTGATTATAAAAATCTTATCTATATAAGATTAGTTATAACATAAACAAAAGGAGACAATGTTATGACAAAAGCTAACAACACTCTTAAAAAAACAAGAGTAAAAAAAGCAAGTCAAAAACAAAAACTTGCCTTGTTAAATTATGGTATCTCAAAACAACATGAAAGAGATATCATAAAACAAAACTCATTAATGAAACCAGAATATGTTTCATACTTTGATGAGTTAAAAACTAATCTAATCATATTAACTGAAATGGATAATGAGTATGAGGGCTTTGCTCAACTCATTAAAAGAAATATGAAAAGATTTGATGTGTCTAAATTTAAAGAAAAGTTTCCAAAACTTTATGAGGAATTTTTAGTTGATATGGACACAACTGAAATCAAAGTTAAGTATGAAAAGATTGGGGGTGCTAATGCCTAGAGGATTAGACCTAATCTCAATTTTAAATACTCAACTAACTCAACAGCAAAATAATGCTGTTGAGCAACCAACTGATAATGGCACAACTTTGAATTATCAATTCATGTATAAACAGTTGGAAAGTGCTGTTGAGGAAATATTAATTAAATATCCTAATGATGATATTGTGATTGAGTTAAAACAAAATCTAGTTAGGAATTTAAGACCGATACTTGAGCAATTACAAAATGGTATGGAGTAATGGCTAGAGTATTCAAATTAAAACCAGATTATATCCCCGAGCAATTCGGGGGTATATACTTTCTTATCAGTAAATCTAATGGAGTAATTAAATATATTGGCATGAGTAAATTTGATGTGCATCAACGATTAAGAAATTATAATTTAGATCGATTGAATTGCCATGTTAAAATATTAAGAGTTAAAGATATCCATAAAATTCGTTGGTATGAAAGGCGTTGGATACAAAAGTATCGACCAACTTGGAATGTAAGAATTTATTCTAAGCGAACTAATTACTTACATAACCCTTACAACTAATCACCAGTTAGCCCCAGCAATCACCTGCTGGGGCTACCATCTCACCCCAGTCCAAAACGATAGAAGGCTCTACATCTGGTAGACCATAAACACTTTTACCACTAGATATTGCCACCCTGTACAACTTTTAGTGGAACAAGAGATCGGGCTTGAGAACAAGATCTATACATGTAGTCGGATTTAATTTATTCTGTTACAAAAGGGGACCCATGCAAAAAGAACTTTTGACAGATGAGCAACTTAGAGCAGTTGTCGAGAAAAAATATATTGAACACATTAAACTTTGTCAGGATAATTTTATATATTTTGTAAAAAATGTTTGGCCTGATTTTGTTTGCCGTTTAGATAAGGACCCAAAAAAGTGGGGCCATCACCAGATCATTGCAGCAGAATTTACTAAAATCTCTAAAGAACGAAAAGGGAGGCTCATAATTAATATGCCTCCTAGACATACTAAATCTGAATTTGCATCTTATTTGTTTCCTGCATGGATGATAGGGAAGTTTCCCAAATTAAAAATTATGCAAGTTTCTCACAACTCAGAATTATCAGCAAGGTTCGGTTCTAAGGTTCGTAACCTTATGGACAGTCCAGAGTATAAACAGATCTTCGGAGATGTTAAACTACGAGAAGATAGTAAGGCAAAAGGCCGATGGGAGACCAATCATGGTGGGGAATACTATGCA